GTGGCGCGTCATAGGCCCTTAAAAAATGGGGTGCCACCCCCCTATGTGTCGCATGAATGTGCTATTGCATCAATGCTTAACCAATGAGCATGAGCTGATCGCCCCCAAGGACGTTGCTCTTTGCACTGTTGCAACCGAAGCAAGCGGTCGCCAAGTTTTCAACCACGTGATCGCCACCAAGCGACATAGGAATCAGATGATCAATGGTCGGGTCTAATGGGTGGTTACTCCACGCCTTGCCGATGCGGCACATCTTCTTGCATATGTGGCACCTGTAAGAATCACGCTCAAATATGTAGGTTCGCTTAATACCTGGCTGGTACTTAACGCCATAGCGCCTTGCACGCTTTCTATGTTCGCCTCGGTGTCGTCGCATTACACAGCGATTACAATCAGTTTTAGTTTCTGATTTTGTCTCAAAAGTTTTACCACATTTACAAACTTTTGTTTGCAATTCTTTTTGTGGATATTTGCGCCTAGAACAATTTTCAGAACAAAACAATCTCTTTTTATACACATACCAAGAAGGGCACATTGGGCATTGTTTAAGTATTAAATCTGATCGCCAAGGCGTAGATGTTTGGATGCCAGCAAAGGTTGTACGTTCACGGCACTCTTTAGAACAATACTTATTTCCCTTGTTGTTTTGATTCATAACCCACATTGATGTGCATTGGCTACCCAGACAACGCTGAATGCGCTTGACTATTCGATATTTAACACTGCACTCATGTGAGCAACATAGTTGCTTACCCTTTTTTCGAAACATATTAAAACATTGAGGACACTGCCTTGGCTTTATTTCAACCTTGACCCTGTTGCTTTGTATCCCCGTTGGGCTGGGCTGAATCCTTCGGCAGGGCTGGCATCGATACTGACCCTTAGGCAGGTTACCTTTTCCCTGGTATTTCAACTCACCACAAAGATTGCATTGTTGCTTGCTTGGCATTATCACTCCCTAGTTATGCGAAAGACCCGCACCTAGGGAGTGCGGGCCTTTCTGATCCCGTGATCAAGCGGGACTTCTTATTGGTGGTTCACCACATGCGTGATGTGCGTGGCTTCTTCAAGCCGCGGCCTTCACGCTTACTGCTGTTGCAGCCAAAGTGCGCGGCCCTCAGATTCTCTCGAGCGAGCATGTCGCCACCTTTACTCAGTGGCACAACGTGATCAACGCTTGGTGAGTAACGTGTTCGAGCTGGTGCATCAAAGTCAATTGGGTGCCCGCATAGGTGGCAGATTGTTTCCTCAGCAAGTACCTGGGCAGCGACCCGCTTCCATGCCGCGGACCTGTACGTGATGCTCACTTAATCTTGCGTGCGATCTCGTTAGTGAAGTCCACGACCACAGAGTTCACAGCTGAACGAACCTTAGGCATTTGTTTCTGGCCAGTCTTATCAAACCAGCCTTTACCGTTAACTGTCTTTGTCATGTACCAGTAGTCTTTGTTACCAAACAGAGGGTGACGTACTTGACCCTTGCTGTTAATGGCACGAGCAATACGGTTGACTTCAGTCTTAGGATTATTCTCAAGTATTCGCACACCAGCAGATGACGCGCTCTTAGATACCTTGGTCTTGATACCAAAGTCCATCTCAGCGCGTAGGCTTCTGGCTTGTTTCCATTTACCAGACTTGAGCTTGCGACTGCCACGATTAGCGCGTGAACCGCCTTTACGTGCAGTGCTCTTGAACTCAATGTCACGAGCTGCTTTCTTCAAGTCAGTCTCAATAGGCTTAGCAGCCACCCTGATTTTAGCGTTAAGACGCTTAGTCAACTCTTTAGAGTTAGCAGTCTTAGCAATCATTTGCTGTGCGTGCTGGAGTTGTTTCAATCCCTTTTCGTCAATGTAGACCAGGTTCTTTGCAGCCATCACGCACCCCTAAGCAGCTGTGCCGATAAGAGTTGTGGGCCAAGTGTTGTCCGTTATGTAGTCCGCCACTATTGCAAAATAGACGCCTACCCACTTAGAAGTCGTCGCTGGGGATATAGGTGGTTCTGAGGACACAAGGGACAAAGTGGTCAAAAGACTAGTGCTCACAAGTGTCGCTGATTGGCCTGCTTTACCACTACCAAGCGAGGCGTACTCTATGGAACGCCACCCAACCGGTAGATCGACTGCCATTTCCGCAACAGCATTGAGGCCAACAAGCGCACCACCTGTTGCATCACCACGGAAACGAAACGTGACTTCCATCCCAACACGCCGCATCTGCAACGCATTCACGGTAGGAAAATTCGCCGCAAGGCTTGCGCCAGCGTAAGCACTACCCACAAGGTTCCGCCACCCAGTGTCGCCGTACTCAACCCGCCAACCAGTGTTACCGGAGCCGGTGGCTTTGATCCAACGAATCGCACCATTAGTGGCAGCAGTGTCGGTGTACATACTCCCGACAGGGGCGGTGACAACGCCTTCGGGGAAACCCGTTCCGGTGATGATGCCAACGTTGCCTGCGGAACGACCAAGGCGTAGGTGCGCGGTTCCTGCGGTTGTTTCACCAATCTGCACCTCGCCCGTGCTTCGGGGAATAGCGATGGGGGTGCCCAAGAAATCACCGGCGTCGTCATAGCGGATGATAGCAAAGCCGCTTCCCGAATTACTGCCCGACTCTGCGGCTTGATCCTTAGCAACAACCCACCGATTCACACCGCGCCGCTGGAACAGCGAGCCCGCTGTGCGTTCAGCGCCAGTGTCGGAAGCGTCCGAAATGAAGTAAGGGTTCCCTGAAGCACTGTTCACGGCGGCACCACCAGACGTGAAAGTGGCTTGGCTCGTGAACGTTTTGGCGCCAGTAATAGTCTCGGTGCCAGCCTTGTGAACAACCGCGCTATCTATCGGGTCGGCAAGCCAACCAGTGTTGCCGGAGCCAGTGAACTTTGTCCAACGAATAACGCCACCAGTGGCGGCGGTGTCCGCATATGTTGAGCCAACAACCGCCGTGACAACACCGTTGGGTGAGCCGGTGCCTTGATAGAAACGATCAGCGTTGGATTCCCAGCCCGCGTCATAGTTATCAACACCAGTCTTGACCATGAACTGTCCAACAGTGCCACCAACAGGCATACCAGCCCACACCACAGTCCCAGCATTAGCGGAAGACTCCGGCGAAATGTCAGCCAAATCAACAGGTGACGCGGCGGCAGGTAACGAGATCGGGTAAGACCGTCCACCCGCAAAGTTGTCAAACTGTTCCGTGACAGTGTAGGTAAACCCAACAGGGTTACCGTCGGTGTCATCGGTTGCCGCTAAGTCCACACTTAGGCGACCACCTGGCTCCAACGGAACCACAATGGGCCGTGGCATGTAAACCAGGTCAGCACCAGCGTCGTTAACGGCTGAAGGTGTTGGGGTGAAAGTGATTTGCCCCGTCATTGCTCGACCAGCGAAATCAACAAAAGTACCCGTTAGCGTCACCTGGGCGATAGCCACGTCACACCTCCAAGGTAAATACAGCAGCAGGGAAAGTAATCAAATCAAAACGGGGAGCGAACATCACGCACCCCTAACTGTTTCAAGGTATTCATCCATCAACGAGTCGAGGTATGACCGTGTGCCGTCTATGGGAAGTCCATCGGATTTGCGCTGGCTGTATGAAGACGCGGCAGCAAGCCACGCTTCAACAAGCTCTGAGCGGTTTTGTTCAATCGGCGACACGATCACCACCTCCTCGGTGGGCATACGAAAACCCACTAACTCGGGGGAGGGTTAGTGGGCTTCGTTAACTATTAGACACAATGGTCCCGTAGTCAATCGCTAGTGTCTCATACCATGTCAAGCAGTGTCAACGTGGGTGGCCTTAGCCTCAAGGTGAGCCACAACCGATGACCACAAATAGGACGTGCCTTTACGCTTCACGTGACCTTGACGTGCCCACGACGACAACGTGCTCGGTGGGACACCGAGGTGTTCACTGATCACACCAGCAGGTTGCCAAGTATCTGTGCCGGCAGACTTCGCGACCATCAGTAAGCGTGCCTGGTCCCACGTCGTGCCACAACGGGGGCACTCGATGTCGCCCTTGGTCAACCGTAACTCGGCCTTACAAATCCCCTGCCCAAAGTCCGCGGGGCACTCAATGATGCTGACCTGCTCACTTGGTTCACGAGCCGCGGCCTTTATCTTGCGATGAATGTGGTGCAGCTCCTGAGCGAACACATCAATGGCAGGGTGCACATTGCACGCCGAGTCTAAGTGTTTGAGCAGGAACCTTGTCACCCCGACAAGGCTGGTGCCCATCAGGTCACGTGTATCAGCCCGATTCCATTCACCGGCTTTGCGTGAGCGTTGTGACCTCAGTGAGTGCTGGTCGTTGCCAAACACGTCTAAGGTTTCGCGCCAGTCGCGCTCCCATTCCTCAAGGGCACTGATCGCGTTCCGCGGTGATCGAGCATCAAGTGCCTCAACACGAAGACCCAGGGAGCGTTCATTGCTTCCACCACCACCGTTGCTCACACCTTGTGACCAGTACTCACCACTGGACAGCGCATAGTATTCAGGTATTTCGTTGAGCTGCCGGTGCATGGTCACGAAGCACTCCACGCACGCTAGGCGCTTAGAGTCCTTGCCACATACCAGGCACTTGCTTGATGGCTCATCAATCATGGATGTGCTCCCTAGTACCAGTTGTGAGACTGCCAATGTGCCCACGCTTTGCACGCGGTGCCGTACCTGTTATCGATGTACCCAATGCCCCACTTGATTTGGGTGGCAGGGTTAGTGCGCCAATCACTGCCGGCCGATTTCATCTTTGACCCTGGCAGGGCTTGAGGTATTCCCCACGCTGTGCCCGAGCTGTTGCTACTGCGCGTTGACCAGCCTGATTCCTTTTGCCACAGGTTGTTCAAGCAATCCCATTGCACACCAGTCCAGCCATGTGCCGCGGCCATCTTCCTGCCGATGCTCCGGTTTGAGCCAGTGCTGGGTGCAGTGAATCCGTATGCACGTGATCGGCTTGCACGCTTTTGTTTCTTAACTTTCGCTGGTGCCTTAGCCTTAACTTTCGCTAGTGCTTTTGCTTTCACTGGTGCTTTCGCTGATGCTGTGATTGGTGATACCGGCACCACACTGGTACCGCGGTCACGGTACTCAACAGCCCATATCGCTGTGATCAACACTGCTGCCATGACGATTAGTGCAATGGTTAGTTTCTTTTCAGACAAGACTGCCCACTTCAACAGGGCCAATATCAACCACCACACCAGGGACATTCAGGATGTCACTGGTCCCGACGTAACGTTTTGTTGCTGTCAGGTGGATGAGCTGTGCGTCATCGCCCCATGCACCACATTGGGTGAGGGCATCGCACAGGGCGCGAACGAGTTTGTCCAAATCTGGCTTTACTTCTGGCCAGATTCTCCGCTTAGGTGCGGACTTGGGACGAGGTAGAACGAAGGTGACCGACATTGTGAGTGCCCCCATGAGTGGGAGTTCATCGATGCCGGTCTTGTTTACTGCGTTTGCCACCTGGTCCCGAAACACGTTGATGGCCATTGGTTTGCTGTGACGCATTCCGTATGAGGTGCGCACCATTGACCCTTGTGACACTGGTGTGCCTTGCAGGGTGAATGCGAGTCTCATGCTCACATTGTCGCACAGGTGATGCACAAGGTCACAATCTCGCCAGTGGGGAGGGTGGCATCGACTTGTCCCCATTCCAGTCCACAGGCTGTGCATGGTTGGTCACTCATCGTTGTCCTCAATTTCGGTGAATGCTTCTTTGAGTGCGTTGATGGTTTGGCATGGCCATGATTGAAAGCATTCTTTGCAGCATCCCAGGTCGTTGTCGGGGATGTGCATCGCTGTGATTTCGCTGATCGCGTAGAGGAGGTTGACGCTGAGGTCTATGAGCTTGTCGATGACTTGTTGGAGGCTATCCATTAGGCGCTCCATGTCCGCGGGCTTTAACCCTCGCTCCGGCTGGGACGGCCGTTAAGGCCGATCCTAGCAGTCGCGGCAAGCGACCGTCAAATCGGGGTATGTGTGTGTGGTGTTTTGTCATGGTTTGACCTATGGCTTGAAGTTGTTGAGTTCTTCGTCGAGCTGACGGTAATCGCGTTCGTGGTGGTAGATCGTTTTGCCGGCGACCTGGCTGGTGCGAACGAATCCTTCTTGCACTAGGACGATGATAGCTTGGTCCATGGTGGCTTGTTTGACGGCAATTTCTTTGTTGATGGTTGTTTTGTGCATTCCGTCGGTGCCGGCGAGTAGGCGACTGATGCGTTCCATTGTGTTTGTTGGTCGTAGTGGGCTGCCAATGGTGTTGGCGATGAGGGTGTTGATGTGGCCGTCGCTGGCGCTGGAGTCAATGATGAAGTTGCCTAGTGAGCCTGCTGGTGCGTGTTCGCGGATTCCTCCTGGTCGATCTTTTGTGACCATGATGCGGACTTTGCCGACGGTGCCAGGGGCGGGGATGGTGATTGCTTCGGCGTGGTAGTAGGCACCGTTGATGATGCGTTTCTTGGCGATGCCACCGATGGCGTAGCCGTGATCTGATTTGCCTGCCTTGGCTAGGTGGTCAATGGTTAGGACCGCGGTGTGTTCTTGCGCTAATGGTGTGAGCATGGCGCGGTATCCGCGTGAAATGTCGTCGTTGCTGTTGCTGTCTAATCCAAGCATGGGGATGAGTTCACCGATGCTGTCCAGGATGCACAGTGTTGGGTGTTGCTCGATGATGTCGTCGCGGGTGGCTAGGAGTTCGGCTGGTGTTTCTGGGATGTAGTAGCGAAAGTGTGCAGGGTCGCCGATGAGCTGATCGCTGACACCTAGTTTGCGTAGGCGGTCCACTGTGTCGTTTTCACCGTTGTGATCAATGTCGATCAGGGCGACTGTGCCACCGGCGCTGAGTACCTGCTGTGCGAGGTGTAGGGCGAACCATGTCTTTGCGGTTTCAGGGTCGCCATAGATGCCATTGATCTTGCCTGCATACAGGATGTGTGCACCGTCGTTGCGTTCACCGATGCTGGGTAGGGTGGGTGGTCGCACTTCCCCATTGGCTGCCCAGGTGAGATCGGCGTAGGGCAGGGCAGGTTCATCAGCCTCGTCAGGCTCAATAGCCTCTAGAGGCTCTGTGTGCCCTTCTAACGCCTGTTCACCCTGTTCTGTGGTGATTGGGCTAGGTGGGGGTGTTGTGTCCGCGTAGTCGCGTAGGAACGCGTCTAGGACATCAGCCATGTTTGGGACTTCTCGTGGGTTCTCAAGACCAAACTCGAACCCTGAGCGTGTCGTGGCCACAGCCTCAGACTCAGGCAGACCGTTGCTGATTGCAGCATTGATAAGTGGTCTGATCACCTCAAGCTGTGTCAGCCCACCGGCTGCAACCAAGGACCCTAGTTTGAGGGCCGAATCGTTGAGGGTGCTATTGCGTGTGCCTTCTGGGGCATTGGCAACGATGTGGAGTTCATCGGTTAGGGCTTTGACTGAGTACGCGCGGATGTCTTGGTTCTTGTTGATGTTCACCACATTGGTGAACACTGCCTCTGGTGTTTGTTGTGGCTTGTCACCAAAGAGTTTGCGTTCCCATTCCTCTAACCCATCATCACTCACAATGCTTGACCAAGTTCTCTGGTGTGATCAGCCAGGTGTAAATCTTGCCCTCGGCGTTGATCGATGGTGGCGCGACAACGTATCCACCGCTGGCCCTGAAGTCCACACCAAGTTTAAGGTTCGTGCCGTTCTTGCGTTCAGGCTTTGCTTTGACGTAGATGTGTCGCCCGCGTGGGGTGATCACCGATGCAAGCACATTGGCTATCGGCTTGAGGTGCGACAAGGACTCGAAACCGTCTGGTCCGTCCACATCAATGACATCAAACTGGAACCCTGTGACCACACCAATGTTCGCGTTAGGCATTTGTGTCCACCAGGACGTGACCTGTTCAACGTTGGTGGTTGCGTCCTTGCACCCACTTGATCCACGCATGGGGACCTTGCTTCGTGGCTGAAGTGGGAACACTGCGATGCCTTGCTCGGCGTACCACTTCGCGGACTCGGCGAGGGCTTGTGGTCGTCGCAGGAATGCGTGCTTATCCGCATCAACCTGGTCAAGTAGTTCAAGGAACCTGATGCGTGCTGGCTCATCGGCCACCACATTGTCGTAAGCATCGATGAGCTGCTGATCGTTCATTGAAGCAATGTTCATGTGTGACTCCTTGATCGTGGGCTGCTATGTCACTGTGGCACCGGCCTCTCGGCTTCCCCACTTTGAGGCCGGTGCTGTTCAGTTGTGTGGGCTGACCATCTAGGAGGATGGGGTGCCCCCCTGCTCCGGAGAATAGAGCAGGGAGGCGTTTGTCAACGCAGCCCAGCGCGACAAGTCTTATTTAGAAGGGTGCTGTGTTGGAGTCCACCTTAATGGCAAACACCTTCTTCATACCCTTCTCAGCCTTCTCGTCCCGATCGTAAGTAATCGTAATGGCATCGCCGACACTTGGGCGAAGCTGCACGATCTGCGACTTCAGGTTCGCTTGACCAGCGGTCACGGTTCGTGAACCGTTGCCTGTGTCAAGGTCGAGCACTGGGCATGGGTTGCCATTGAAGTCCTGGCCGATGCGGATGTTTGTGATTTTGCCGGCAACCGTGTCACCGACTGCACTGAACTTGACGAACTCACTTGCACCGAACTCGTCCCATTGGATGTCACTCATTTGTTGATCCCTGCTTTCTCGTTGTTGTTGTTGTGTGTGTTTGTTCGCACCATTTGCAGCGTGCGGGTGGTGCGCAGTGGTGTGTGACGTGGATGGGGTCCATGCCTGGTCGCACTGCTTTGGTTTCCAACCAGTAACCATCACCGCAATGCTCAAACATCAAGCCCACGGCTGGTCCGCTGACTGGTTCAATGTCCACTGGTACACGCAGGATTGGTCCTGGTGTCTCGGTGTGGACAATGAAGACTGGTTCGTGGCACCGTTTGCAGCTGGTGATTGTGTCGGTGCCTTTCACATCCCACGCGGTCATGCCTTGAGCAACGCTTTACGTTCGGCAGCAGCAGCGGTGTGCTCGTTCTTCCACTCACCGATGTGTAGTTCATACACACCTTCGAGGGCATCAATGGTGTCGCACGCGTTGATCAACGCAATCACGTTATCGATGACCACTGGGCGTGCTGGTTCGGGGACAATGGTGCGTGCCACGTAAGGCTTACTCAGGCCCTTGCGCGTGCGCCATTCGCGGACTTCTTTGGCGAGCTGCACTGCTTCCCAGCCGGCCACAAGGTCAACCTCAACGAGTTCGCATTTGCCACTGCCCGCGGGTAGGTGCGCGATGATGCCAATGGTTTTGTCAGCGTTGTGTGGTGTGCGCTCAAAGGTGTCCACGTTGTAGATCGCGGAGTGCGCATAGACCGCGAGTTGCATTGCAATCTTGCCGATACCGAAGTCAAGGCTGCCGGTCTTCAGGTCGAAGATGACGCGCTGACCTGTGGGCAGGGTGCTGATGCGGTCTGGTGTGCCGGCAATCTTGTGTGAGTCCAGCACAGTGAGTTGTTCAATCCAGGTGTGCATGATGTCTTTGGTCGCGTCCAGGTACGCCTCAATGTCCGCTCGATGATCAGCGGGGATGGAGTCAACGCTGGCCCCTGCGTCCACGAGTTCGGTCATGCCGTGGATAGCGGTGCCAAGGTTGGCCGCACCCGATGAGTTCGATGCCTCCAGTGCGTCCTTTACAATGCGATTCATTTCCTTCTTGTCGTCGCCTTGTGAGTGCACTAGGGCGAGGAGGTCTGATCGCGCGGCAAGGCCGAGGGCAACCTGCCGGCACTTCCATTGTTCAAGGTTGTACGTGTCCTCGAGCGCGGAAACGAACGTAGTTGTACGGGTATAACCAACTGGCTTGCCACCGCCGAGGGGGGTGATTAGTGGGCGACCGTAGTGGTCGCGTGCGATGTCGCTCATTCGTATTGCCTTCCGTTGTTGTTGTCATTGTTGATGAAGTACCAGGCCTCTTTGGCCATTGGCATGAAGTGCCACACTGGTGACTCTGTTGCGATGCGGTTGCGTAGGTAAACGGCGAGCAGCTCAACTTTCCAACCGTCCTCGAAGTCCGCGTTGTAGTGCTCACCTTCGGGCCATTGCGCGGTCATGCGCTGGCCCGCTCGAAGTTTGTGCCCATTTGTGTCCACGGAATTGCAATGCCTGCTCGCATGATTGCGCGTTCAACGCTGGCGACCTTGACGTTCATTGCTTGCGCAATGTGCTCAGGTCCGAGTCCACCTTTCCACAACCACATTGCTTCCTCGCCTGCTCGAGGCAGTATGGGTCGCTGGTGTTTCTTACCTGGCACGCGGGCGATGGGCACTGTGCCTCCTCGTACTGTGTAGAAGTCCCGTTCACGTATGGCCTCACTTAAGCACTGGTCACTGACAGGGCACCCAGCGCAGATCGCACGAGCTGTGATCGTTTCGCGCAACTGCTGACGCTCACTCGTTGTGTGTGGAACGAATGCGTCGGGGTCTTCGTAGCCTGCGCACGCTGCCTGATTTTGCCACGTCATGAGCGGTTCGCTTTCTTGCGTGCCTGCTCATCCTGCAATGCCGATACGTAACCAGCGAAGTAGGACATCCCACAGGATGCGAAGATCATTGCGACAATGCTTAGTGCCTCAAATGTGTTCATGAGTAGTCTCCAAATACGTTGGCTTGAATGGTGCGTACTGCTTCGGCGGTGACGTCCATTAGTGCTGCCTGGACTGCGAGGTTGCGAATGCGTTGCAACTGGTAGTAAAGGTCGCTGGCTTGCTCATCGTTGAGGTGCACGATGTAGGGGTCGTTGGTGCGGTGATCGATCATGACGATGGCTTGGTTGATGCCGTCACCTTCGTCCAGGAGCTGCGAGACCGCAATGTTCCGCGGGTGAATGATGTAACTCATTGTTTCCTCCGATGTGTGCTGGGCTGACGTGACTGACCTTAGACTCACCCTGTGACCGTGTGCAAGGCCAATGGCTGATCTGTGCCTAGGAGTCGGCGTGTCGTGGGTTCGTGGCTCAGATCGCCTCCTGTGCCCTGTGATGGGGTGTTCTGTGCCTGACTAGGCGTGGGCTAGGCGTGGGTGTGCGACACTCCCGAGAATGTTTATTTGCCCAAAGTGTTGACAGGTGTGGGACACCCCGACTAGGTTTATCCCAACAGCCCAGACACAACAATGGCCCCTCACCACGTCGGTGAGGGGCACTAAATTAGGGGAACATCATGCAGCTTGATTTGTACCAAACACCATCAATGCTCACTGGTCATGCCAGGCTCGTAGTCTGCCCGAACTGTGGAACCATTGTTTACGCACCATCAGGATTTAGGAAGTCACGCAAGCCACTAGGTGACTGCCCTATGTGTGGGAAGAATAAGTGGAAGCAATGCGATACACCGAATGGACCGTTCCACCACGTTGACGAATGGGATGACAATGCCAGTGACCTATGAGTATCGATGTGGGTGCGAACACACCACCATTTTGCGCGTACCAGTTGAGCAACGTGACGAACAACGATCGTGCTACACGTGTAAGGAATCATTGATACGTATTTACTCGGCGCCTGGTGTGTCATTCAAGGGTGAAGGGTGGGGAGGCAAGCCATGAAGTTTACAATCAGGACACCATGCGGTGAGTGTGATCGGCCACGGCGGTTCGAGCTGATCAGCAACGGTTACTACACGTGGTATGCGTGCCCGAAGTGTGGTGAGTCGTTTGGTCTTGAGATGTCAAAGACTCCACCCGTTAAGCGTGCAGGTAGGATTGCCTGATGGCGAATCAACCCAAAACCCCGCACCGTAGTGTGCGCCTCAACGACGACATTTGGGATGCGCTGCGTGAGATCGGTGAACAAACAGGACTCAGCGTCAGTGAACTGATCAGGCTTGCTTTAACAGACTTTATTATGAAGTCGCGCTAGTCCATCATCGAGTTTTCGTCTTCGCTCTCATCGTGTGTTTCACCTAGTGCAACCTCAAGGTCTGCGCTGGGTGAAACAGCTTTGATCCCCATTGATTCGTAAAGGGCACGCACATCAGGGTCATTGTCAATGGCCAGCACAACATCAGTCAGTGAGTCCACGTTTTCTTTCTTAGACTGCAAACCATCTTCACGTGTCGGCCCAACTTTGTTCATGAGCAAACGGTCATAGTCGATGTCAGCGTTAGACAGTGCCAGCGTTGTGCTCATACGCCTATCCTCTTGACGAGCCGTGACAATGGCAATGGTGTATTCGTCGGAATGCTCATCAAGGAACTCGCTGGTGTTACTAATGACGTTGCCACCTGGTGCAATCAACGTGCCGTCAATGTCGCAAACAATCGTAGCCATTTTATTTACTCACTTTCGTCAGTGTTCAGGGCCGCCCTAAGTACCAAAATGGCAAGGGCCTGGGGGTCAATTGGGAGGCTGTAATTGAACTCGCGCCACAAAGCTAAGGCCGCAGCCCTAATCTGTGCATCGCTTGGCTCAATCATCGATACCGAGCTGGACGGCCTGCTCACCAGCCCACTGGATACGGGCGCGGGCGATGTCAAGGTAGTCAGCGTCCTGTTCAATGCCGACGAAGTTGAAGCCCTCAATGATTGCGCCTTTGCCGGTTGACCCTGAACCCATGAACGGGTCAAGGACCACGCCTTCGGGTGGTGTAATCAGTTTGACGAGGTAGCGCATCAGGTCAACGGGCTTAACCGTGGGGTGGTGGTTGGCGCGTGTCGGATTGATGAAGGTGCGATCGGGACACTGGCAACCGTCCAGCACTGACGCGCCACACGTTGCGCACGTTCGAGCCAGACCGTTGCCTTTCGCCCCGACCTGTTTGCCGGTGAACCCATCTAGCCCTTCGTTGCGGTCACGCTTGTTGGCTTTCGCGCAATAAAAGAAACGGGCCGCGCTCCCGTTGTCGGGGAACCCATCCACGACTTCGTCACTGCCGTCGTGGATTACGTTCGCAGGCCAACGTCCGTCTGCTTTATACATTTGGACGTAGTGTTTATTTGGCACCTGATTGTCATTGGCATTGTTGGAAGCGTCCCCGTTATTACTGACAAAATCAGTTCCAACGCGATTGTCAGACTCATCTCCAAACGTAACCCGTGACCCGTCAATGTTGAGCGCACCCGTCCCGTGTTGCAGGACATTGTTCGCCACGGTTCCAATGAAGGGTTTGCGTGCCAGCACAATAGGCTCGTGCGCTGGCTTCAACGCGGTGCCCCAACCTTCCCACTGTTGCGCGGCGGGAGTTGCACCCGCCGCCTTGTCAATGCCTTTGCTGACGTTGTGAGACTTCGGGAATCCTGAGCCATACAGCCACATAATCTGGTCGCGGATTTCAAACCCTGCGTCCTCAATGGCGCAAGCCATCCGGTGATAGGTGCGTGAACCGCTGAAGGCGAGCAGGTGCCCGCCAGGTTTGAGCACGCGCAAGGCTTGTGTCCACAGCTCGACGCTGTAAGCGATGCCGGTGGAATCCCACGATTTACCCATGAAGCCGAGTTCGTAGGGCGGGTCAGTGACAATGGAATCCACGCAGTTGTCGGGCATGGTGCGCATAACTTCAATGCAATCACCGTGGTGCAATGTTATTTGGTCCGGTCCCATAACTGTTTATTCACTCTCGTTAATGATCTGGCGATAAACCTCGACGTAGCCGGCGAGGTCGTGAATGGAATCAGCGTGGTCAGGGGACTGGATTAGGCGTGCCACTTTCACCAGGGCCATCATCATGGCTGCCTGTTCGGGCTTAATCTCAGTGCGCAGGTACGCACTCCAGAGGTCGGCGATGCGCTGATGATTGACCAGGGGTGAACCGTAGGCACTTCCTCGCACAGCTAGTAGCCCAGCAATGTCAGCCTCGGGGACGAGCACTTCTGCTGGCCGGCCAATGATGGGGCCACCGTCACCGATGTAGTCACTCATTGTCATCGGCCAATGTTGGGGCGTGATACCTGGACCCACAAGCAATGCACTCAATGTCGAGGAAGTATTGGGCGATTTCGTTGTCCACAAATGAGCAGATCACCCTGAACAGTGGCGAGCCGCACACACATTCGTGAACGATCATGGGTCGATAGTCCACGGCCTGAGTCAGGTCAGGCACACAGTCAATAATGTTTTTCATTTAGTCCCTCGCAAGTTGTTGGCGTAAACGGCTGCGTAGAACGCGCACAACACGGCCAATGCTGGTTGACCAATGGCGAGCGCGTAGATCACCCATGGTACTTCCATGATCAGACACCAACCCCAACCAATGCGCGGGTTACGCTTAACCAGGTACAGGCCAGCGACACTGCCCGCGGCCAACAAGAATGACACCCAGATCATGCGTCGTCCATCAGGTAGTCCACGACTTCGGGATTGTCCCTGAGCATGGATAGCAGTGGTCCGGTCATCGCTGCCACCACGGTTTCCTCATGCTCGTCATCGAGCGTGGGGTCAGAGCTGCGAATGCAGGCGTGCAAGATTTCGTGCAGGAGTGTGGCCCGCGCATAATCCTCGTGCCTGCCAGGGTCCACAGCAATGGTCATGGACTCCATATCGCACGCACCACACGCTTCACCGTTGGGGTGATGTTTGAGAACCTCGTGCCTGGACCACTTGATTGACCAGGTGTAGGGGCTGATCTTGACTAGGCGTGGGCGGGTCATCGCACACCACGCATAACCACACCATGTTTGCGGGTGCTGGCCCGCGACTGTGCACCGCACGCATCACAAGTAAACGATGCGAACGCTGTGGACGCGGATCGGGTCACACCATTAGCGGTCAGGGATGTGCCCCCGCAGCGGAAGCAGGAGCGTGCCTGGTGGGTGAACAACCCCATGTGTGGGTGGGACTTAATCCACGCACCCATGCGGTCATACAGGGCCTCAGTCAGGATTACGTCTTGTTTGTTGTATCGGCGCATTCGTGCCCACGCCTTGTCATCCCCTGCTAGGCACGCAGTCCACAGGGCTTGACCTTCGTGGGCTAACTTGCTTCCTAGTCCGAGGGCTTGTGCCACGAAGTCGAGCTTGTTGCTGGGGAACTTGAACTGACCACGTGCGACCTTGAGCAGATCAACGTTGTCAAACTTGCTGGGCGGGTTCATCCCAGCCAGCACGAACTCACGTTGCAGGTGCTTCACATCGAACGAGGGTCCGTTGTAGGTGACGAGGATGTCGCACTCATCGAGCATGGTCCACGCGGCCTTGACCATTTCCTCATGTGTGTTGTGGTGCTCACTGAAGAAGTGGACTTTCTTCTCGTCGTACCATTTGCCGGCGAAGCATAGGACTCTGCCTGGGTCAACGATTTGGTTGATGCTGTGGTTTTGATTCCACAGTCCCCAGGAGTGCACCAGCATGGGTGCTGTTTCAATGTCGAGGGTGAGGATGCGGGCACTCTTACTGGCCTGAGCCAACACTTTCGCGAGACTCATCGTGGGCACTGGCACGCGCCACGGCGATGCCTACGCACCGACTCCCCACTAATGGACAGGTTCAAGTGATCACGCACAGCCAGCGCAATCTTGTCCCCGCTCAACGTCCCCTCAATGGCGGACTCAAGGGCAATCTTGTCTGGGCCTTGCGCAAGGCTTAATGCCCAGCGCACTCCACACATTTGCCACGGCGGTTTGTTTGTATCGTCTCGCAGATCATCACGTAAAGACATACCAGTCCCACTCTCATCGAGCATTAGGTCCTACTTGTAAATGAGCTTGTTTGCCTTAGTTGATGCCAATGCTTTGTATGTCTTTGGTCCGACGACACCATCAGCGGGCCACAGGGTTGGGCGCAGACGCTGGAACCTTTTAACCTTGTTCTTATCCGCGGCACTCATGACACCAGTGACCTTGTTACCCACACCACGTTGAACAACCTTGATGTGCGAACCCTTATCCCCCACCTGGAACTCACGCGCACCTGGGTAAGCCGGCAACGATGGTCGAGCCGCACCCAACTTGTATGCCTCCCATGAGGTGACAGGGATACGCAGGAAAGCGTGCGGGTCTTTCTTCCCATTGGCTAAACCGTTCTTGCCATTGCGTAAAGCAGTGACCTGCCTCTTCGCCACCGCTGTGGAATCAGGGCAACCCACGGCGATTCCGTGCACGTGATCACTCCACGGCCCCTCACCAGCGCGACGATGCCAAGCAGCGAAACCAACAGTGCGCATTGATGACACAATTTTCAGTATCTCAAACGCACTCAACCCACTAAGGCTCAAATCAATAGCGCCACCACCATCATGCGTCCCAGCACTGGCACCAACACTCTTGTTGTACGAACCCTGCGTCGGGTCAATCTTGATGTCCTTGCACAACTTCACAACCTCGTCCATCATTTTTGATGTGCGCAGATCAAGGGTGACTCCACGCCACTGCACGCGGCTCATTCGTCAAAACCTTCATCGCTGATGGTTGGCTCAGACCCGATGCCGTAGGAGGTATTGCCTGGGTCGATGGCTGCGACAATGGTGCGCAACGTGGCCAGGACCGCCGCGGTGACAGCAGCAGTGATCCACGTGGTGTCACCACCCACGAGTGCGCTCACTGGTACCAAGCCAATGAACGTGACAACGAATGTGGTGAGTGCTGAACGAACCCATGCAGGCATGAGTGATCCCTTCATTGATGTGATTGATTGGTCGTGCAAAATGAGGCAGGCCAGGACACAGTGAAGTGTCAAAGGGGGACCAGCCTTAACTGGCCTGCCGGTCAATGAGGCTGGTCAAGCCTTTTCTGAATCTGTATTTGCCTGGCCTCGATACGGTCCATGCGGTTCACAAGGTCAACAAGCAACTCGTCACGGCGGACACTGGCCTCAACGTTCGTCTTCAACTTGGCATACAACTTTCCCACACCAGTACCGATACTGATCAGCCCAACGATCAAAGCAACAACGAACGTGGTCACGCCAGCCACATTGTCACTGGTCAAAATGACACCAGTGACCACAGGCATACCCGCGCCCAATGCCCCCAACACGCTCATCATGATCGTTGCTTCCCCTCTATCAGTCATGATCAGATCACTGGGCTCAAGTCAAGGGTGCACGTGTAAGAGTTATCGCTTATGGATAGTTCCCAGCCTTCAACAAAACCATCAAAGGTTGATGCAGGCGCTTGGCTGGGAAGTGAACTGACCCTCACCCTGTCCAGTGGAACAAGTTGCACAGTGGTTGCAGCAATAGAGTTAGGTGTCGTCAACAAATCAATAACAACTTTTGATAAACGCATGCTGCTGTAAAGCCGATCGTTAAGACGATTAGTTGCAGCACTACCCAAGATGGTTTCAGTAGAAGCCAGACAATCGAACTGGTCAACTAGTGGACCATTATCGGTTACAGAACTTGTATTCAACTTTGTTACAGAACCAGCAGGGCCACTGGCCACAACAGTGTTTGCGTACAAAGAATCGTCAAGGGTAAAAGTTAAATCACCTGTCAAATCCTGTGACGCATTAACCGTCAATGTCACAGAAGAACCAGATGAGCGAGCAGCTGACCCACGAAACTTTGGTGTGCCAAGCCTGTCAATGTAAAAGATTCCACGCTCAGAATCAGCAATCTCTTGCATTGCTTCAAGATAGGTTTTATCCGCTGTGTCTTGTCCAGCCAAATACAAGGTTGGTGATGTGCCAAGGTTTGCTGTTGTCACAGCCGTAGCATCAACGTAGCCAGCCAAGTTGCTAGACCGTGAAGCAATAGTGTCACCATCAAAGGCTGTTAGGTAGCCGCTTTGTGTGATGCCAAGTGTGCCAGCGTAGTAATCATCTGGTCCAAGACTCACGTAAGCTGAAGCAAACTTGTAAAGACCGATTAACGCCATTGACCCATTGATGCAATACGAGTTGTCTGTCCAGGCGTTGTTGCGGAAACCACCAAAAACAATGCGCCTATTTGTCGCACTGATTGAACACAAGTTGGTGGCCGAGCCACTGGCCTGTGCAACTCCGTCAACGTCAACCGTGACAAAAGTTTTGGAAGCAACCTGGTAAATACCAATGGACAAAAGGTGCCAAGTGTTGTCCCAAAGATTGCCTCTGCCAGTGGTGAGTGCTAGAGCACCAGCAGAGTCACCATAACATTCTACTTCAATGTTTCCACCTGAACCGATTTTTGCAGTGAAGTAACCAACGCCACCAGAAGTGCGAAACATGTGTATGAGGTACTGATCAGATCGCAACTCAGTCTTAAACCACAAACCAACAGTTGTATTTTCGGTGCCAGGATTGAACGATGTTGGATGTTCCAGCACAGGTCCGTTCTGGTTCCCACCAGAATCTATCTTAATTGCTGACTTAACAAACGCTGGACCATCATCAGTAAACTCATGGGAGCCACCACTGCTTGCGCCATAAATCCTGATCGGACTAGCAGCCGTATCCTTGAACGCCTGCCAGAAAGAACCAACACCATTTTTAGGAGCTTGCAAAGCATACGTTGCACCAGAGGTAGCGTTGAGACTTCCATTGTAATGAAACTGCTCAATGCCATAACTTGACAAAGATGCCTTAGCGTAATGCTTAAACTTATCGGTGCACGCTATCTGGATTGTTTGGTCATAACCTTCAACAACCGTGTAACTGAACGAGTCAATGTATCCGGTCCACACCTGGTACGAGTTGATCGTCACGCGCACCTGCGTGTTGATGTTATATTGAAGCGCAGCGACACCAGGTGTGTATTCGTTGTTGTTGTTGTTAAGGATAAACGTGCACGTGCCAGGACTACTACGGTCAAATTGTGAGGAACGACCGCGCTTGATTGAGATACCGGATTTCATGACGACATCGCCAGAGACGTTAAACCAGTAACCGAAAGGTGAATACAACTCAACAATTGGTGCAGGCATTGTCATGACATAACCAAGCCACGTGACTTACCTTCACGAATGATCTCACTCATCCAACGTGCAGTGTCCTGCTTAGACGCACCAATGAACGTGCCACCCTGAATGATGATTGAGCTGCCACCAGCAAAGCCGCGTCCAGCAGCACCGCTCAATGGCACGACCGCTTCAGGGCCAGCCTCACCAATCAACGCAAGTGTTGGGCGAGTGACAATGCCACCCTTAGCCAACGCTGGGATGTCCGGAATCAGGGGAATGTTAGGCAGTGGACCATTGTTGTTGTTAAAGAACTCAATGGGCTTATTGAACAACCCAATCAAACCGTTGAGGCTGTTGCGCAGGAACCCAATCACCGATGTCAGGCCAGTCTTCAAACCTTCCCACAGGTTCGAGCCAATGCCAGTGATCTTAGTTTTCAGGTCAGTGATGAAACCCCACACAGTGCCAAGGGCGTTACTGATCGTGGTCTTAATCCCATTGAACGTGCCAACAACTTTGGTCTTGAAGAAGTTGAACCCAGCGGACCACACAGTCTTGATCACGCTGATCGCGCCACTAATGATCGCCTTGTAAATGCCAAGGTAGAAAGTAAACACTGTTTTCAAAGCGTTGAATACGAACATTACAGTGGCTTTGATTGCGTTGAACGTGGTCACAACAACAGCCTTGATCACACGGAAAGCGACAGTGAACACAGTCTTGTAAATGTTAAAGTAAATAGTGAACACAGTCTTAAGCGCACTGAACGCTGTAGTGATAAATGGTTTAAGGAAGTTAACCACACTCATGACAACATTCTTGATCGCGCGGAACGCACCATCAACCACGTTGCGGAAAGTTTCACTACGCTTGTACGCAATGACAAACGCGGCAACCAAACCAATGACCGCCAAAATGATCAACCCAAGAGGGTTAGCACTCATCACAACATTGAACGCCGCCTGGACCGCAGCCCAAGCCTTAGTCACAGCCGCAACAATGCGCACATAGATCGCATAAATCTTAAAAGCAGCAACGATGGCAAGGATTCCACCAGCGATAGGAATTAACCAGCCCTGGTACTTCACCAGCCATCCGCCGAAGTCGGCGATCGCTGGCAGCACATCTTTCTTGATGAACTTGCCTAGATCTTGGATCTTGCCAACGAAGTTCTCGATGTCCTTCTGATGGTCTTTGATGAACTTCGCTACCTTGTCCTTGATTATGATCGCAACGTCAAAGAGCGCCTTGCCGAAGTCCTGAAAGGTCTTCTTGTTATCTTGGAACCACTTCACGACTTTGCCGATCACAGGGATCAGATGCTCGGTCATCCACGTCACGAACTTCTGAATAATGGGTAACAGATTCTTACCAATAGCAATATGTAATCCCTTGACAGCTTCGCCCATTTTGCGCTTGTTCAGCGTTGCTAACTTGACAGCCTCAAGGTCTTTACCTGAAAGAGTTGTACCAAGTTTATCTGATTCCTGCATCAGGTCTTTAATGCCGGCAGCGCCCTTGTTTAAGAAGGGCATCATCGCCATGCCGCTCCTGCCAAACAGTTTCAGCGCGAGCGCAGTTTTCTCGGGTCCATCTTTCATGTTCTTAAACTGCTCGGCAACATCAGGCAACAGTGTCGCCATGTTCGCAAGTTCGCCCTTAGGCCCACGAATATTTACGCCCAATGTGGCGAAAGCGGCGGCGTTACCCTTTAACGTTCCGTTGAAAGGTTTACCACTAGCCAACGCGGCGGCCTGCTTAGACTCAAACTCTGTTAAAGATTCGCCCGCGTTAGTTGAGTTCTTGGAGAAGATACCCAACGCGCGCGTAGCCATATCAGTATCGATACCAGTCATTGCGAAAGCGTGACCAAGACGAGAGGCATCCTCAGCTGTGCCACCCATGTAACGCTTCAACTTCAACGTAGCTTTACCAGTATCCTCAAAAGCCTTGATAGAATCACCAGCAAACTTACCTACAGCTGCTACCGACAATGCACCACCAAGGGCAGCACCAAGGGCACCTGCTTTTTTACCCAAGCCACCCATTGAGCCACCGATTTTGCCTAGCGTCCCAGAGGCCTGATCAACGGCCAAGATTTTCAGCATCAGGTTAGAGGTTGCCACTGGTTATCCTTCCTGACTTTTGCGCCACGAATCGGCGAACGACTTGTATGCCTCAAACTGGCCAACCGTTAAACGGTCCACATCCCAAGGATGCAAACCAAACAAGTGGCCGAACAATGGTTCGTACTGAGCCCTCAGTCGGTCGTATCCGATGAGGGCACGATGGGGTTTACCTCATCCACCTCGTCCTCATCGATCTCAACCGAACCAATTGCAAAGTCAACCTCACTGAAACGCAGCTCAGGGTTCTCGCGCTTTTGCACAATCCACACCAAAGCCGCCAAGGCCTCCATTGAGCCGGCCTGCAACCGTTCACTCCATTCCTGGAATGTGCAACCGCAAACCTTCTCAATGGAGCGAGCCTCAGAGAGCATCAACTTTTCAGAATCGAACTCGTACTTCACACCAGCAATGGTGATATTCATTTGGTCCCAGCCTTCTAGTTACAGTGCAGCGTCAGTGTTGACAGTGCGGATTTGGAACGGTGCATTCGTGCCGTCATACAAAGCAGTGAACGTGACCTTCTGTGCAAGCACATCAGGGCCCTCAGCGTTGACTTCAGCGTTCGTGATCTTTGCCGCAGGGATGATCACTTCCAGCGTGGGGTTATTGCTACCAGTTAGTGAGGTGGCAGTGGCCCACGTCAACTTCAGGGCAGTGGTGGTGTTAGCTGCGTACAGGTCGTACAGCACAGCCTGGCTGATGAAGTCAACTTCCATCTCAACCTCATACGTGCGGTAGCCGTTGATCAACTGTTCAGCCTTGATGCCTGAAGCGTTAGCGTAGTAGCGGTCAGTGGCCATAGGGTTTTCACCCTTAACCGTGACTGACTTCACACCCGAGAGCGCAGTCGTGCCAGTAACACCAACAACACCAGTGGTCGTTGAAGCAGTGCCACCAATGGCAACGGTTAGTTGTGCACCAGTGAACTGTTCCTGCGTCGTGGAATACGAAGCGGTGGCAAGGCTCGTGGCGGTGGTTTGTGTCCAGCCGTCAATGTCGAACTTCACGTTCAGTGGGTCAGTGACACCACCACCAAACTCAAAACCGCTGATCTTTACACCATTCCACGTGAATGGCTTTACGGTGCCATCGGTTTGTGGGCGGCCAACTTGCAGGGTCAACGAGGACCCAGCGGACTTCTGGTCACCTGGCTGGAACACTGACTGAAACACACCAGTGGTCAACGTGCTCGGAGTCGTGGTTGATCCAAGAGCTGCACGCCACAAGGTGCCAAGGCTCTTATCAGTCAACTCAACCTCAAAGTCACCAGACACAGACTTCGTGGTCAGGACGTGGCGCGACAACAAAGCGACACCATTGGTGGACCCATACAGGCCTTCACCTTGTGCGCGGTTCACCTCAAACTTGACACCCTCACTGATGTGAGGCTGGAACTTGCTAACGGTGACAGCGGTACCGGCAGTGCTCTCCACTGCCCAGCCAAGCTGCGACACCAAACCTGATGCGAAACCCATGATCTATTCCTCTACTTTCGTGATGTCGGTTAGTACCTCAAACGTGTCTTCAGGCCACGCGCGTTCAGCAAACAACTTGTCATCCACCTCAAACGCTTCATCAACTTCGATGAGGCGTTGAATCAGTGGGATGAACCGTGGCTCATTAGCGATCAAACGCACTCGCGCCATTGACACTCCTTGGTACTGTTTGGCCACTGGGCAGCGGCACACTTGAATTGGTCCTTACACACGGAACGTGGCATCAACGTCAAACGTCATCATCACCTGAATACCAAGGTCTGTTGCTGTTTGCGTCATGCGCAGGTTTGTCATAATGATCTGATCGATGTTGCTTAACCCATCCCATGTGGCCTTGGTCATGAGTACGTCTGAGACGGCGTTGAAGGCGGTCTCAGCGACTCCGCGCGTTGTGCTCCAGTCCTGACTACCACTCCACGAAACGACCACACACGGCACGCTCACGGTCTCTGAACGGTGCCCCGCACCAATGGGCAACGAAGCCCACTGCGCGTCCACAGTGATCTCAGGAACCTCATCCTCATCGGCGAAGCCATAAGCCCCGACAATGACGTAAACAGGCGGGTCATACTGCGTGCTCGCAGGACCGTCATACACAGGGATCGTCAGCCCACCAGGGGCACACAATCCAGTGCCGGCCTGCAAGCTTGTGACGATGTAATCAATGAGATCGAATGCTCGTGTCCCAGCCATGTTAATTCACCTGCTGGTAGCGGTTCAACATTTCACGCACACGGTTAGGCATTGAGAAGCCTGCACCTGGTACGTAGTCATCGGTGCCTGATCGACGAATGGAGCCACGTTGCGTGGTCCACAGGTGACGCACCAGCTCAAGAACAGCGTGCGCAAGATCGGCGGGAATAACGCTGCGACCAGCAACATAAGTCACGCTGATGTTGTTGAAGTTGGAATAGTCAACATCGCCACCCCACGTGTAAACCGTGTAGCCACTGGTGCGCGTCAACACACCAGACTCATTGTCAACAGAGTAAGACGTGGCTGGCAATGCCGTCCCATTTTCAAGGCACGACGTGATTGAGATGACAGGGGCCTGCTTCAACAACACAGTGGTGCGACCACCGTTGTGTGTTTCCGCGGTGATTGGCCGGCGAGATAGTGGCCCGACCACGCCCTCAATCAGACCAGTGGCCGCCAAGATGAAAGCACGCAACTCGTCATCGTCAACCACTGATGATTCAACAATGTTGAGGTGAGACTTGACCTGCGACAACGGCAGGGGTGGTGAGATCGTCAAGTCATCGACGTTGAACGATTCCTCAAGGGTACCGGCATTCGTACCAGTGGCCACCCAATACACACCATAGTGACCCACCTGTGCAGGGGTGTAATCAAAGTGATACAACCCAGCCGAATCATTGACCACACCTGGGACGTAGGTGGTGCCATCGGGCAGGGTCACATTGGCAACAACACCAGTTGCGTTTTGTAGTGTCCCCGCGGTGTTGTAAATGCTCAACGTTAAACGGATGTATCCGGTCACACCTGAGGCACCCGCGTAAACCGGCATCGTCAGCTCCTCGTTGTCAAAGTTGGTTTAGTGCTCGAACCGTAAAGACCAGCAACCTTTTCCGCGTTGCCGTAAAGGGTGCCTGGTGTGGTGATCAGGGCGAGCGCGGTCGCGGTCGCGGTCACAGTCGCCGAAGCAGTGATGGGGGTGATCGAGATTAGGCCAGCAGTCGCACTCGCGTTTGCGGTCGCGGTCGCCGCCAAAGTCTGTTGCTTACTCGCAGTCGTGGCACCAGTAGCAGTGACAGTGCCCACACCATCAACAGTGACAAGCGGGCGGATACTTGCATCAGCGGTACCAGTGGCAGTGACAGTTGCACTACCCGCGAACACTTGCGTGCTCGACGCACCAGCCGTTGCACTAGCCGTACCAGTGCCGGCACCATCAATGGTGATTAAGGCGGTGATCGCACCAGCAGCCGAACCACTAGCAGTACCAGTACCCGAAGCACCAATGACCTGCGTGCGCGACATCCCAGCCGTGGCACTAGCAGTGACCGATGCACTACCAGTTACAGACTGACCACGCGAAGCCGCACCAGTACCAGTTGCGGTACCTGTACCAGTGCCAGCACCCACCCTGGCATTGCGCATCGATGCCGTACCAGTCGCTGTCCCTGTCGCTGTTGCTGCTGCAGTGTGAGCGATACCGCGCGTTGGGTAAGCATTGTCATCAAACTTAGTGTCGTCAACATAAAGAATCGCTGGACTACCGCCAGTGTTGTCAACAGCAAACGCCTGAAACTCAAACGGACCACCAGTACTGAACGGGGATTGTGTACTAAAGTTTTTTGACGCGGTAACGTCTGGTGTTGTTCCATTGATGTTGGAACCCTTGAACAGGTTGTATTCGCGTACCCCGTGAGAGTTAACCCTGTATTGAAGACGAAACCATGCAGAAGTTGGAAGATCAGATGCCGTACTTGTTGTCCAGTTAACAATACCATTAATATCGTCGTAAGACGAAATTGAAATACTGCCATTGGTGTTGATCTGCACCCAGGTGTACAAAACGTCCGTGTCATCGCCGGTTATAACAAACGCCAAAACGTCCGCCGCTGGGTAGCCAGTCAGATAAAAGTACGAGTCAACGTAATAATTTCCACCAGTAAGTTGAACACTAGCGGAAGAATAAAAACGCCCAAGCGGAAAGTTACTCAGGCCCGAAGCGTAGTAACCTGCACCCTCATAAGGTGTTGGCGAAGTTGTTCGCCGCGTGTAAGTACCACCGGATACGTTTCTCAGTTTGTAGGACGAACCAACAGCAGTAAAATAGGCGTTGTTCGCAACACTGGTATCGTTCAACAACCACTGTTCAGAAGCCATCAGAAAACTCCTAAGCGGTTAAAGTATTAGCGATCTCGGTCAACACCTCTGGTGCGCTCAACGAAGTATCAGCGTAAGTGACAGCGGCCTCGTTAAGGATTGTGGCGTAATCTAAACCCCACGACGCACGAGCACGCTGAGCAATCGTTGCTGTATCAACAGGAACAAACGCGGGCGGTGGCTCAATGTGAGCAACAGCCAACTCCAAAGCAGCCAGGCGAATCACACGCAGATCACTCACACCAGCATCAGCCAAAGCCGTTTGCAACAACGCAAGAACCTGGGCCTCATCCATGACTAAGCCGCGATAGGTGAGAACGCCAAGGTGAGCGAAGTCAACGACAACGTGTCACCACTGACCACAGACTTACTCGCAGTCAACGCAACAGACCACAAAAAGTTACCAGAAGTGGCAGCGTCCCAAAGGCTGATGTGGCTGATCGTCTCAGTGGCAGTCATCGACCACGTGCCACCCATGGAAGTCAAAGCCATAGACCCAGCAGACGACGCACTGAACGTCACAGCGTAACGAGTAGTCACAGCTGAAGCAGCAGTGGCAGCAGTCGCACCAGGGTCACCAGTGTGCAACTTCACATACAGTGAACCAGCCGTGAACGTGGTACCGCTTCGGCCAATCGTGTTAAGCAACTTGTCAGCCGTGTTCACGGCAGAAAGACCAACGGTCATTTTGTTTCCTCATTCTCGGTAGATTCAGCAGGTGTAACTTCCATCGTTGCCGTAGCAACTAACTGTGCAATGACAGTGAACTCATTCGGGTCAGACACCCTCAGTCCCTTCATCAGCCTTCACCAACGCGCGTTGCTCACGGTGCAGGTCAGCGGTCAACAGTTGTGATTTGTGGTGCCCAACCTCGACACCAGTGTGAACAAACGTCTTAAACCCTGACTCCAATGCACGCAAACAGAACGTGATGTCCTCGCCCACTGGCCGGCCACCCATCTCAGTTTCTTGAAACCAAGTGAAAGTCTTGTTGTAGGCCCTGGTGCGAATAGCCTCAAGTGCGCTGCGGTGAATCAACAAAAACGCCGCACCAGTGGCAGCCACGGGGATCACAGTGTTCGGCTCAAAGTCATGCATCCGGACCGTGGTAATCCCACCCTCAAACTCAGCGAGCTGATAGATCGTGGGAAACAACTCACCATTACTGGCACCAAAACACAGGCCACCAACAATGGGTGCATTCACAGGGTCAGCGACCTCAAGCAACTGCTCAAGCGCGGTGTGCTCCCACTGCATATCAGAGTCAATCCACCACAACCACTCCGCGGTGTAATCATCGAGGAAACGTTGCGTCACAGTGTTGCGTGAGGCTGAGACGTTAGCCGATGACCAGTCCTGCTCAATCCCCACAATGCGCCGATTCAATCCCTGATCATGCATCAAAGACATAATCAGCGAGTGCGTGAAGAACGCTGAGACTTGACCTGGGTGAATGTAACCAATGACCACGTTATCGAGGCTGGTCAGTTTTGGCTTATTCGTTTTCGCTTTACTAGGCATTTGTTTGGTCCCTACATTTGTTTGGTCCCAGAACTCGCACCAAAGTCAGAGGCTCGTGGCTTAACTTCGGTGCGAGTCCTAGATTATGACTAGGCCTTCAAGAAGTGGAAAGCATTCAAGTCGGTAACGTTCGAACCAACGCGCTTGTAAGCAACCAAGCCACGCTGTCCAAGAGGCAGACCAGAACCATCGACAACGTTGGAAACAAACTCCACCGTCGTACCGAGGCGGTCGTAAATCACGAACTGGCTGAAGTCACCCAGGATGGCCATGACGGTACCTGAGGTGGTAGCCGAGCTCATGTCCGAGCTGTTGATCAGTGGCGAGCCCAGCAGTTCGTTAGAACCAACAGGGAGCAACTGGCCAGCAGCGGATGGGTTAGCAATCTGGCGAACAGTGTTGAACCACGCCTTGTTAGCAACCCACGTAGAGTTGTCTTCGTAGCGAGGATTCGCAGCGTTGACCACGGCGAACACGTCAGCAACAGAAGCTGAGGTGAACGAACCACGAGTCGTCGCAGTAACAGTTGCGGCAGCAGTCGCAGAGATCGCGGTGACGATTCCCTTAGGTGCACCCGAACCGGAACCACTGATGAACGCGGTGCCTTCAGCGAAATCAAACGCTTCAGCAATCAGACCTGGCAATTGTGCTTGCAGGTTTGAGTCCTCAAAGATTTCAAATGAACCAGTCAGGTAAGCGGTCAGCTTCGCAGCCGTAATCTGTGGGTTAGTGAACGCAGGAGTACCGTCAGTGAGAGCGGTTCCTTCAGCAACCCAGTAGGTCGTGACACCATTGACAGTGACCAGGTTGAGCACGTTTTGCGTACCCTGAACAACGCGGGCCACCGAACGAATCGGGTTACGTGTTGCCGTACCAGTCTTGATCAACGTGGGGTCAAGCAGTGTTGGCAAAGTAAATCCACCATTGGCACCAGTCAACGTCATCGACGCACGAAGCGCGTCAACTTCTTCAGCATTGAAGAACGAGTTCTGGCCCTGAGACTTCATCCAAGAACCGAAAGCGGAACGGTAAGCAGGTGAACCGTGAACCAGTGCGTGAACAGCTGCACCAGGAATGTTCTCAATCTTGTCAATAACCACTGCACGCTCAGCGTCAGAAACGCCACGGCCAGAGGTCTCAAACGCGGTGATGGCGCGAGCAACAACATCGTTGCTACGGTCATCGGCACGAAGATCAGACACATTCTCAAACGGGTCGTTACGCACGATCACGTTAGGAACAGAGAAACCGGCTTCACGCTTAAACGATGGCTCGGCTTGGATTTCTGCAAACTTAGCGGCACGAGCAACTTCGTCGTCCTTTGCAGACTTCTTGCTATCCCACAAAGAAATGCACTCAGCGTAACGAGCTGCTTGCTCTTCTGTTGGGTTTTCTAGGGCATCAAGCTCAGTGATCTCGGCACGCAAAGCGTCCAACTCTGAGGCAAGCCCTTCAATTCGGGTGCTCATTTAGAGGACCCCCTTCTCCCTAGCCTGACGGCGCAAGGATTGGAATGAATGGTTTGTCCGCGCAGAGTGGTCATCAATGACCGGCTCCTCGGCAGCGGCCTCAGGTGAGGTGCTGGAATCCGTATCAACAACTTCGTCAAGTCGCATCACGGGAATCTGTAGCAGGCCAGCAATCTCGGCACGCTGGTCAGCGTCCAAGTTGGCTAGTACCTGGGCGATGTCCTCGGCACGCACACCGAGAATCGCAGCGGTCTCATAAGCAGGGAACGGAGTAGGTCCGTATTCGCGCATCGCAATCTCCGTTCGAGTAACAGTTCTTAGGGACCCATCCGCGGCAGGCTTAAAGCCACCGCGGGGAGTAGGAATGTCTGAGCGCACAAACGCACCAGAGAACGATTGAGCAGTGATCGCACCAGTGCGGATACCCTCAAGAACCTGGTCAGCCACCGGAGTGTTGTTGTATCGAGTAATCGTCAACAGCCCGCGCTCGTCAGCAACAATGCTTTCGGGCGTACCGATGGGCATTGAGTAAGCGTCAGATGGTGTGCCCCAAATGGTGCGACCGTGGTTGTAAAACACACCAAAGCGCGTGCCCTTATCAGCCAGTGTCTTATTGAACGCGGCACGATCAATGACCTCAAGGTACTGGCCACTGCCGTCAACAATGCGCTGCGGAGTGTTGAACACCGCGGCATACGCCTCAACAGTGCGACCATCGCCACCACTACGAATAGTGATGTCCTCCAGTGGGTAAGCGCGAGTAAAATCAATCATGCGGGGACCTGACCATTCGGATAAAGCGCGGTAGGAATCGCGCCAGTGTGGGACAACAAAGAGAAGTCATCAGCGTTCACAGCATTCGTCACTGAGTCCGGCGTGTAACCCGCACGAATCAACTCACCCATCGCGGTCGCCCTTGTGCGGTTAGCCTCAGCACGCTGAGACTCACCTTCCTGCAACGCAGCAATATCAGTCACGTCATACCAAAGACGAGCACCATCAGGAACATTGACAAGTGGCTCAAGAGCTGCACACGCGGAGCGCCAATGTGAGCGCATAAAGTTATCGCCGAAAGCCTTCAACGCCTGGCCATAGTTGGAGTACGTGGCGGCGTCAAGGCCGGCCTGCAAACCAGCCACAATCGGGGGCACCGAAGCGGCCATAGCGATACGAGCCTCGCCAGCCTTTTGCACATCAGTGAAAGCCATCTGCTCAAAACTATTACCAACAATGGTCATGTCAGCACCCTCGTCGAGCACCATTGTCTTCTCACCAGTGGCACCAGAATAACGCGCGTTGAAGCGATCACGAAGGCGGTCAATCGTTTCCTTCGTCAGCTTCGTGTTGTACTTAATGACAAGGTTCGGGGTGGCAGCGTTATCAAAGAACGTTTGCTTGTGCACGGTCATCGCGTGATCAGCGTTAATCTCACGCACCACAGGGGTCAGGCAACTCATGCCACGGTACTCAGCCAGCGGGTCAGGCAACGGTGCCCAGTGTGCTACTTCCTCAACGGGATAGAACTCCTCGCCAATGCCATCACGGCGATACACATAACCAACGACCTCAACCACACCAGTTACATTGTCAAAGACCGTGGCAATCTCAACGCGGTCAGGACGCAAACGCTCCAGGCGCGTACCAGCGTCGCGAATGAAGGCGTTGCCAGACAGGAAGACGTCCTGCTCCATGCGGGCCAGCAGGTCGCCAGTGGTGCCGTTAGGCCACGGCTTCTCAAGCTTGAGCAGGTCAGGATTGCCATACAGTTTCTTGTCCGACAAGTTGCGAAACTTGAACTCAGCCTCAGTGAACAGGTTGAGCCGAGCGTTCATCACAGCAGCGACAATCGGATTGCCACCGACACCATCAGTGGCCCACGAAATAAAGTTATCGCCTACGCGCTCACGGGCCACAGACTTGTAAGTTTCAGACAGCACCATTGCCGACTGGACAGCGCGTTCGGGTTCACGCCCCAGGATGGAATCGATTAGCCTCATTGACCATCCTCACGAGTAAGAGCAAAGAACCCCACGCACACACCCGCGGCGATAAGACCAAGGGCGGGCAGAATCCATGCAAGACCAGCGACGATTAACGCGCCAGCAAGAACAAGCAGGACGATCGACTTAAACACAACGACCCTCCACGACTAGACACCATCCCCACGGAACGGGTTAAACACAACGGACAAAACAAGCAACAACAACCACGGGGCAGGCACACACGCAACCGCATACACAATCACCAACGGTGCACACCACTGATACAAGCGAACCGTGTCAGTGGCCATCAACAGCTGGCCGTAAGCAACAACCACGCACAACGCAAGACGCACATCGATGACGGTCAACGCGATCAGCAGGCCACCCCACGGGGCGATCAAATACGCATCACGCTTGAGCACCATCTGACGGTGGAAACGCACACCAGTGCGGAACGGATGGAGCAACGTGTCCTCAATGCCAGGCCCAACTACAACATCCGCACCAGGCTTAACCATCACTATGCGCACCAACGCTGGGATCAAAGCAAGCAACAGCCACGGCGTAAAAGCGAACAGCGCCGCAAACACAGGCGCCGATTCCTTCACCATCCCAGCCACACAAGCCACCAGCACAGCAGCCACGATCAGGTCATTGACAAACAACGCAGCCGACACAGTGGCCAAACCAAGACTCAACGAATCAGTAAGCACAGGGTTCCGCAGATTGAACTCAGTCATCGGCAACGCAACAAAGACAACGACACCAGCCAAGGCCTGCCACCACGAACCGCACAACGACGCAATGCCAATGCAGGTCAGCAGCACACCAAGCACACTGGCTACACGCCAACGCACCAACGACGCACCACACAAAGCCGGCAACAACCAGCGATAGCAGAACGGTCGAGGTGCACCACGGCCCTCAGCCATTGACACATAACGCCTGGAATCAGGGACAAGAATCATCTGGGTCCTTAGATGAAATAAACCTCGGGCTCACCAGAGGCAACAGCCTGCGACTGCACGCCATAAAGCGCGTTAGTCGCAGCGATCAATGGTGAGATGTTGCTAGTGGCAGAGCGGCGGTTCCACGCCTGCTGATCACCCAGGTCACGCAACGCCGCACCATTAACAGCCTCATTCAAAGCAGGCTGGTCAAGGTGGTGCAACACAGAATCAGTAACAGCGTCACGGAACGAACCACAAGCCCGAGCAACATCGCGCGTTGACATTAAAAACAAGTCCACACCCGCGGCCTCAAGATCAGGAATCAAAGACCCAGCAGACGACCCAGCATCAATCACAAGCTGGCCACCCCACTTGTCCTGCAATTCCTTCGCACGCTTAACAACCCACTTTGCACCATTGCGTTGGTCAACAACCTCAACGTGATACGAGCCATCATCGCGCAAACCAGCGCAAGCGATTACTGCTTCACTACGGTCCCGCGGAATGTCCAAACCAAACACCATCTCGCCACTAATCTGCGAGGCAGTATCAGCAAGGTCTTCCCACACGTTCGCACCAAACACAGGCTCAGCGGCACCAGTGACCCACTGATTCAGGCCAGCGCGTCGCCACTCATTGATGTCGGTGTAAGTCTCAAACTCCGCGCGAATCGCGGTCTCATCCACGGTGTGCCCCATGCTGGGGATACAAGACCACCACGTGGCAGGGTCAGTGGGGTCATCATCGATGTCCGCGGACCACTCAAAGTAGGCAGTTCCGCTAAGTGAATTATCTGTAACCGATTGGCGACCAGCATCAACTTTGCCACGCAAATACGTTGACCCAGCATTCCCAGCAGTCGAAACAATCCACAGCTGAGGCCCAGGCAGAAACCTACGACGCGCACGCATAGCAGGCAACAACGCCTGCTCAAGCCTGGCATCAGTGTAAGCAAACGCCTCATCGATGACAGGGAAATCAAGTGACCCACCGTGGCCGGCCTTCTCAGTGGCCGCGGTGATCGTCAACCGTGAACCAGTCTTCGCCATGAAAGCCTCATGCCCGCTGGTCTTACGCACAGTGAACAACTCACCCAAAGCCGAAGCCTGCAACACAGGCCAATACTCATCCAACAACTTGTCACGCGCAGCCACACCAGACTGCGCAGCATAGGTAATGTGCTGACGCTCAACACACCCCAACGCACGCCACGTCATCAAAGCCAAAATCAACGTTGTCTTACCAGCCTGGCGAGGAACCGTGAGCACTACCTGGTCATAAACAAACCGGCCAGCGTCATCAACCTCAAGGGCGACATCAACCACGTGCTGCTGCCACGGCATCAACGGCGTACCAAGGGCAGCAGCAATCTCACCAACATTGCCACCAAACGTGGCGCGATCAGTCCGCGGCGTGCTGAAGCGGGGCAGACATACGAGTGATGAGTCGGTCGAGAGCGTCGTTGTCACCCACAGGCTCCTTAACAATCAAAGCCTCAAGCGTGGCACGCAACTCACGCGCAACAGCTGCCGTCGCAATCCCAGCATCACCATCAAGCGTGCGAGCCAACCTCAAAGCAGTGGCACGAAGCCCAGCGGTCCCAGGTTCGTTATGCACAGATAAGTCCTCAAGCACAGCGCTCTCTATCGGCCCAGTTTCAATCGCGACAACAGGAGGCACCGCGGGATGACGTGAACGTCCTGACGCGCGTCCTACGGACTCTGACGATGCACTCACTGGTCCCCTCCAAACTGCTCGCGGGCAAAAAGTCGGT